CATGACCTACATATCTTGCTAAAAAACGGTACAGAAATTGAGGGCAAACCAAGTAACAGTGAAGCAATCAGGGGTGAAACAAAGATCAAGGCAGTAGTTGTTGATGAAGCAGGTCACTTTGCATTGGTAGATGATAGTGTTGTGCTAGATGCAATAGAACCAATCTTGCATACTAACAAGTCAGACATATTCCTAGTATCTACACCGAGAGGGAAAAAAGGATTTTTTTATGAACTTGCTGTGAGTGATAATGATTACAAAAAGATACAGTATGATTACACCTGTGCAGTAGGGTGGATTTACAGCAACAAGGATATGCAAGAAGAACTGAAGCGTGTTGATATTGATGTTGATCAAGAATACCGTTGTCAATACACAAGTGCTAGAAGTTCCATATTTGGTGTTATTACTGACAAGTCAATAGAAGATTTTGAGGTAGAAGAATACTAATGGAAATAACTGATTTACCAACGCTATTCCAAATAGCATCAGCACAAGAAAGTAATGGACAACATCTGGAAGTATTAGACAATATCCTTGAAACACAGCAGGGTGAAATTGAAAAAATAAAAAGAATAATGAACGTTCAACAAGATTTGCTTGATGAAATCACACATTACATCAAGACTAAGACATGAGAATTGCAGGTATAGATAGTGGTAAGCTTAGAGATAGTTTTGCGTTTGTGGGTATTGAAGTCAAACTAAACAACATCTATGTTTTAGGCGTAAAGACTTGGTTGGGCAGAAACTATCTTGATGTTGAAAACTTAATCGCAAACATACACGCTACAAAACCTTTTGATTTTTACAGCGTAGAGATTAACAACACAGGTGAACACGTTTATGAAGAACTGAAATACCGTCATAAGATTCCAAACATAATACCTGTATTCACAACAAGGGAAGTCAAAGACCAATCAAAGATCAACACAGGCAGGGTAATGCCAAAGAACCAAATGGTATTGTGGTTGGCTAGAATGTTCCAGAACAACCGTATCAAATTTCCAAGTAAAACCAACAAGCATATTGAAGAATTAAAAAGACAGATTTCAAACTTTGCAGAACATATCACTGAAGCAGGTCAGGTAAGTTATCGTGCAGATGGCAGTGAACATGACGACACAGTAATGGCATTAATGTTAGCCTGTTTTATCGGTAGGAATTTCATCAAGGATAGTGATGGTATGTCACAACCGTTGCAGGTAGTTACTAGGCAATTTCATGTAATGACAGATGAAGATGATGTGTATGGCAGTGGAATACCTGTTACAACAGAACAAAAAGACTTTGCAGTGTGGACACCATGAGTGTAGAAGTAGAACTTAGTGTATCTGATTATCATAATCTAATGAATTGGTATGAACTAGCATTTGCCAAAAAGAAGCCTAGTGATATTCCTATGAAAGAACATTCTACATTTAGAAAGTTATCAGTAATGGCAGAAGCCTATCTTGAAGAACAAAAACAAATGAAAGAAGATGATAAAGATTTGGCATGAAACTAATCAAAGATGCTGTCAAAGGGGATCAATCAAAGGGCATACATGGTGATTATTGTAGCCATTGTGGTCACTATGATGAAGTTCATTTCAAAGACACTGATTGTGACTGTATCTGCCATGATGAAAAGTAATGCTCTACGTTTTGTAGGTATATTAGAGTGTAAATATGGATTAATATCATGTCAAACGAAAACAGAAAGATGGTAAATATGAACGACAGACAAGGCAGAATATTGGCACAGGGTAAAAACCATGTTGCCAAAACACTCAAAGATGAAGTTGGTTGGACAGGCGTAATCAATGAGGGTGAAGTGTTAGAATTTGCATTGGAAGTAATGTTAGGTAAGAAGCATTACATGGGTTCTAAGCACATCAGAACAGGGCAATAAAGTTCTATTATTGCCTTTCCATCTTCTTTTTAATTATTGTCAAAGAACAAAAACAAGGGAAATAAACCCAAAGATACTTCTAATAAATCAAATACTTTTGTGATTGGTGGAACAAGCGTACCTGCACCACCAAGATCAAAGTCAAACTATGCTAGTGCAAGTAAGAGTGTCTGGAACGACAATCACCTGTATATGTATTCCAATCCTAGTTACACAGACCAAGAGTTAGAATGGTTTGAAGATAGTTGGGGTAGCAGTGTAGCAGGTGCAGTAATAGACAAGCTTGTGGAATATACATTTGGCAACGGACTTAAACCAATTTTTGAATTAATTGATGATCATGGACTAGATGATGATCAGAAGAAATCAGCGTTAAAAAAATATGAAAAGGAACTAAACGAGTTAATAGACTACGATAAGAAAATTCACTTTGAAAAGAAACTGCGTGATGCAATAACAATGACAATGGTGTTTGGCAGATGTGTCATGGTTTTTGAGGGTGGTGGATTGCCAAAGGCATTAAAGATTATTCACCCAAGAGATTTGGGCAGGGTGTTTCTAAACCAAAAAGATTGGTCACTTGAAAAGGTCATAACAACTTACCCTGCTGATGAAATTTATCCAGAAGCTATGATTTACTTAGTCAATAAACCTGATAGCCCTAAACGTAGAACTATGTTTTATGGCTATTCTGAAATGCAACGAGTAGTGGGTAGTGCAAGAGCATTAAGAAGATTAGTTCAGTTTGACTTTCCAGAAGTTGCCACATCAATGTGGGCAGGTTACGGTATGTTCCTTGTGAAAAAAATGGGAAGAACAAAGATTGATGCAGAAAATGACATGAATACCCTACTTAATTCATTGAAAAGTGGTGCGTTCAATGCAGTTTCCGTAGATGCCAATGATGAAATTGAGTATAAGGAAATGGATTTGAAACCAAAGATAGAAGAAATGATACACCTTGCAGACTTCTATGAACGAACTATCATAGGTAACTTCGCAGTGCCATCAGCATTACTTGGCAGGGAAGAAGATCAGAACAGGGCAACGTTGCTAGGCAAGATACAATTCTTCCTAAGTGGTGTTGTAAAGAACAGGCGTGATTGGATTAGCGACATGGTAAGCAGACAATGGTATGAACGCAACATGGTCAAGATGGGTATGGGTGACTTACTAGATACTGTTAGACCTAAACTAGAATTTGAAACTATAATTGTTGAGAGTTGGTTTGACCTAGTTGATGCAGTGCTAAGAGTTAAGGGAATATTCCCTGATATGCCTGACGATCAATTATTGGAAATGTTAAACTTGGAAGAATACAAGTCAGAATTGGCACAAGCACCTACAAGGGCAACAGATGTGCCACAAGGTGATGCACCACAAGGAAACGTGCCACCATTACCACAAATGCCACCAACAATGTCTAATGCAAAAATGATTGATGATGAACTAATCAAGGCTACATTAGATGCCAAGAAGCTTGAAGTCTTGGGCAGAATTGACGATATGATACAGGCAGAACAGGCTAAAAAAAAAGCTTAACAGCTAGTGAGTTCAAAGAGCAAGAACATGAACGTGATCCAGATGGGAAATTTACTTCCGATCCATCAGCAGATGATGTGGACACAGATGATGTTACGCCACCTGACAGTTCAGAACAGATACTACAAGAAACTAAAGAAAAAGAATTAAAGCAAGAATTAGATAATACACGCATTGTGAAACAAAACGAGATATTTGATACCAATATGGAAGTTTCTCAACGTCTTATAGATCACTACGAATCAATAAACATTGATGGAATGTTTGATGATAAAATTGAGAGGTTGCAAGATAACAAGAAAGATGCCGAAAAAGAACACCTGTCAGTTATGCGATATTATGGACAACTGTCAGAAGATATGCCAATCATACCAATGGGTAAAAACACACATGATGTAAACGAATTAGGGTTCAAGGAAAGGACAAAAAGAGCATATGAGAAAAAAAGAAAAGGCAACAAAAGCAAACAAATCAAAATGTCTAAGTCATTAGAAAATGAGATTAGAATGGCAGATGATCAGACGAATCGTAGTGTTTCTTCAACAACTGCACAAGTTTTGGCAATTCGTAATGCTTGGAATAGTCTGTCAGATGAACAGCGAGATTTGATTGGCACACTTCAAATAGCAGGGGAAAAAGGGGGTGGAACAGTAACTTCAACAGGTGGCAGTTTAGCAGGTCAGTGGAGTGAACAGAAAAAGACTATGAAGATAATTGTCGATAAGGATAGTAATTTCCGTACAGACACTGTTCAAACCAAATTCACCGTAGTTCAACATGAAGTAGGTCATGCAGAATTTCATAATTTACAGAAACGTTCACCTAAAAAAACTAAGAAGTTTGTTGATACGATTATGAGTATGGCTAAATCTGGATCGTCACCTATCACAGCATACGCAGGTTCATATCTTGATACAGATGCAATAACGGAAAAAGATTGGGAAAACAAACTTAAGAAAAACAAAGAATATTTCAAAGCCTATACCCCTAAACAAATATCACTACAAAAGGAAACGTTCAAAATTATGCGTGATGAATGGACTAATACAATATATGCAAATGAAACCCATTCAGCACTTGCAGAAATAGTGCATGGTACATCAACAAGAGAACTTGCAGAAGATTTCACCAATAAGGCAACAGGACATGAAAGTATTTTACAGAAGTATTTTAAAGCCTATCAAGAGTTGCATGAAACATGAGTGAAGATATTATGGGTAATGAAATGGTGTATTATTTTGACAAAGATAATAATGTTTTACCCACTAAGGACAATGCTGTTAGATCAGAAATTTACACATTTGATGATGATGGTAACATAATAGCACATGAGGATATTTCATTTGAATCTTAAACTAATCAAAACTGCACTATCTGTCTGGAACTTGTTAGATGAAAGGACACCACCAAAGGTAGTGTTCAATACTCAAAGGGATAACAGGGTTGATGATTTGATATGCTTACAGTTGGCAGGTATATCATTTCAGATTGATGATCCACTTAGACCAATAATACCTGACGATACCCACCCTAATTGCAGATGTTATTACACAGATGAAAACACAGGTCAGATTGTTTCAGACATTTCAAGTAAGCGTGATATTAAACGCAGACAGAAATTGCCACCTGAACCAAGACATTATCTTACACAAAAGAAGATGGATAAGATTGTTGAGTATATGGAAAAAAATGAAGAATGGCAAAGTAAATCAAAAGACTATGTTCCATCAGATGATACAGGTATTAGACCATTAGACTATGATAAACTAGATAAAAAATTAAGAAAACGTGCAAGTCTGGAACAGATTTCTAAATGGATTAGATCAATATGACAACGGAATATGATCAAGGTCACTGCACAAAATGTGGTTGTTATTATCTTTCAAAGACACTTGGTTGTAGTTGTGAGTGCCATGATTGAATGGTTTTGGCATTTCATGTGTATGTGTTATCTTGTTGGTGGCACTACTATTGGCTATTACTATCACGCATGGCGTAACAGAAAGAAAAGAACAGGCACAGGCAGATGGGATTACCAAGACAGACACCTACCTTAGTTCTATTATTGCGTTTAAGAGAAAATTAGACTATGAGTATAAGTTATGAAATGCTTGGCATTGTAGTAACATTTGTAGTATTAGGTTCTGTCTTAGCAGTAATAGGTGTAGCAACACTAGATATTGATTTAGGTACAGGTGAAATAATACTACCACAAATAAACGCAGGTACTAGCACAGCACAACCTAGTGGATTTTATGAATGGTGCTATCAGTTTGAAAGAGATTGTAAATAATGGCTAAGGGATTAATTGAATTTGAAAATCAAGATAAATACTTCATTAAGTTTTTCTTGCTAGATGCTACACTAAATTTGAACAGATGGGGTGTAACAGAACGCAGTTTAAAGGCAGGGCTAGATACTGCCATTGGAAAACCTTTTGTGCTAACCCCTGACTTTGACCACCCTAGTGCAAGAGATGGTGACGACTTGTTAGTGCAACAAGAAAAATATCGTGTAGGTAATATCATCATGGTAGGGGTAGAAGAACGCAGTGGAAAGGCATGGGGTTTGGCAGAAATAACAGATGAACGTGCAAAAGATATTCTGAAGAACGGTGAAGTAAATTTTGTTAGCCCTAGCATAGTATTCAATGAAGCAGATGAAATTGACGTTAATGGTAATTCAGTTATAGATTCTTTTGAATTTGCTCATGTAGCAGGGGTTGCCGAACCTGCATACACAGTTCAAAAGGCACAGATCAAAGGCAAGTGTGCAGGTGATAAAGAAACCTGTATTCCACAATTACAAAACGTTCAGGCTAGTAGAACCCCATGTGGTAAATACACAGTGGTTGAAACAGCAGACATACGAATCATAGGCAACGCAAGTAAGTGTGTGGAAGATTGTGTTGCACAGAAAAATGAAAGTGGCAAAGAACTTGATGAACAAGCATTAGCAATATGTTACAGCGAATGTGATGAAGCAAAAGGCACACATGACAGACCTGACGGTTATCAGATAAGTGATTGCAAAGATGATGTCAAAGGCATTTATGATTGTGGTGAGAAAGAAGATAATGTTGGATTCCCATTTATTCATTGGGCAAAAGAACAAGATGAAACTAAGGAATATGATGAAGCTTTCCTAAGCATGATGTATAACGTATTCAAGAAATGGCAGAATATGGGCAAACCACAAAAGGCAAACATAGATCAAGAATCATTAGATAATATTACAACAATTCCACTGCCAAAAGGTAATGGTGGTGACGGTTATTCAACCCATGTTAAGACCAAGAAATGCCCACCAAACAAAAAATGTGACGTTAAACCTACCAAGAAAAAAGAATCTAAACTATCATTAAAGAACTTCGATGTGACATTCAGTGTATAATTATCTCAAACATATTTCCCTTAAACTAAAAAACATCAAATTAGCTAATAACATGAAAACAATAAGATACGCAGACGAAACGGAAACGAAAGAAGAAAAAAAGGATTCCGAACAAGAAGAAAAAGAAGAAAAAGAAGAAAAGGAAGCCCAAGATCTTTCTAATCCAGAAGAAAAGCGTTACGATGACGAAATGAAAAAATCTAGAAAAGCAGAAGATAAAGAAGATAAAGACGATGATGACGACAATGTTGACATCAAAGTCAGTGATGAAGATATTAACAAACTTGACCTAACGGACAAGCAAGAAGAATATCTTAAAGATAAAAAAGATTCAGCACTTGCACAGCAAGTTAAAATCTTAAAGGCACAAATCAGATCATTACAATCTTCAATCAGAAAAGCAAGACTAGAACCAATCATTGAATCAATTATTGAAGCAAAAGGCAAATTAGGAAAAGTAGATGCAGAAGTAGAATACCGTAGTCTTAGCAAATTAGACCTTGCAACTTTGCACAGTCTAAAAGCAGATTATGATAGAATAGCAGATGCAAATTCTCAACCACGTTTCACAGCAAGATATTCAAATGCTAGTGTAGATGGTGGTAATAGAAAATACGGTGATCAAGTGTTACGAACACTAGGGGGAGACTTCTAATGGTAGCAACAGCAGGGCAACTTGCGAGATCGACAGGCATTGAAATTATGTCATTCGCAGTAGCTGGATCAACAAGTATTACAACAGGTCAGATCGTTGGACTTGATTCAAGTGGCGATGCAGTTTTAGCTGGAACATCAGGTGTAGTAGCACGAGGATTATTTGTTGCTATTGAAACAGTTGATAATTCAGCAGGAAGTGCAGGTGACTTATACATAAGACTAGCAGGTGGTAACACCTACGTCTATACAACAGCTAGTGAAGCATTAGTTGTTGGTCACGCAGTTAAATCAAGTGCAAGTTCAAAATGTGCACCACAAACAAGTGTATTCGGAAACGAAACAGTTTTGGGCAGATACATTGGACATGAGAATGAAGAATCAGCACCTACCGATGCAGTTACAGACGATGTTATTGTAGTGAGGTTAGGACTATGACATTACCAAAGTCAGCAGTTACATATTCACCTTACACTAAGAAATTCTATGAGGGTTCATGGGATAAGCAAGACACTGATTTTTCCAAAGATTATGGAATGACAGCGATTGCCAAATTGAACTTAGATAGAGAGCTTGGTGATGGTAGAATCGAAGCAATCAACTATGAAACATTCCGTCAAGCAGAACGTGCTTACAAGTCAGGTAACATAGACAGCACATCACTTTCAAACATAACTGTAATCCAATTATTGGAACAAGTTATAAGAAAAGAGTGGCGTGACTTTAATGCTATCCATGCAGTAAGACGAATACCTGTGCCAAAACTTCAACTTAACGTACCAATTACTAACAAGTTTAGTGCTTCTGAAAAAGTACCTGAACTTCAACAAGCTGATCAAAAGTCAAACACATTCACACAAGCTAACCTTAGATTGTGGAAGAACGTTGTTTCGATTTACGAATCAGATGAAAGTGTGCTTAAGGGAACAATTAACCCATTAGCATTTGAGATCGAACAAGCGAGTGGTGCATTAGCACAATCAGCGAACTCACAAATTGTAACAGCAATAGAAACACTCACAACACAGGCTTCGGCAGGTGATTGGGGTGAACAGATAACAGATGGTAGTTTCAGCAAGTATAATCCACTAGATGATCTAGTAACTGCTGTAAATACTATTATCGATAATCATTTCAGACCTGATACAATGACAGCACACCCAAGAGTAATTTCAGACTATCTTTCCAACCAATTCGTACACGCAAGTACAAGACCTGATTCAAGAGAATTTAGTGGGGTTTTCCAACTCGACAAATTCCCAAACTTGAAAGCAGTTGTTGATGTAGGCTTTACCAATACCGTTGCTACCGTCTTTGACAGTAGAACAATGTTGTTAGGTGAGGGTGCAACAATCGCAGAATCATTTAGAGATAGTTATAGAGGTGCAGACGGATATGTCATAAGACAATTCTTGCAACCACTAAAAACTACAAATGATGCAGGTAGAAAGATTACAGGCGTTAGTGCATAATAAAATCAATAAGGGGTAAAACCCAATTCATTTTTTTTTAAACGAAACAAAAAAATTCTATATTAAAATAAAAAAAAGAAAGGGTGGATTATACGTTGCGTAACGCATAACGGACAATTTGAAATAAAACTGATCCACCATGTTCAAGTCCTAAATTCAAACATAATGTTCCGTTTTGTCCTTTGTACCAATAACTTATCTGTTCGTATTCGTGTGATGTGAGCATTTTTTCAGTAACATCTTCCATTGTCCACAAACTGCGTGTTTCTATTTCGTCACTGACAATTCTTCTTGCCCATTCTTCTTCACAAATACCATCAAAGGTTGTTGGTTTTCCCATGCCATTGAAATGGTATGTTTCCATGTAAATTCTGTATAAACAGGTGTTAATATAATGTACTAATTAGTATGCAGTTTTAGATACTAATAAAAAAAAGGGGGGTGATTGTTAATCAACAATCTCTATACATACTTCTTGTCTGTATGTGACATTTTCCATACCAAATATCATTTCTTTCAAGGCTACCTGTGTTGATGGATTCAACTCATGGTATTCTCTAAGGAATCCATTGTTGAGATCTTTCTTAGTTGGTACAGGCATACCATATTTGGCATTGACTTTTGCTAGGTTGATAAGAAAGTCTTGTTTTCTTTGTGCTACTATGTTGTAGTCTGTCAGCGTATTCTCATCACCCAACTCTTGCCAAAAGTCATAGGCATCTTGATTGATACCCATTACTTGACACCTTTGGTTGCTTCTTTGATTGCCTTGTCATCATCAGTGAGTAAGTTTCC